TTCGGTGCGATTGACGCAAGATAGAACGGCATCATGCCTCCCCAAGTGTGGTGGAACACACTCCAGGGCCCGCGCCGTCATCGGTGCGGGTCGCGCTAGTGAGATGTCCGGTGATGGTGTAAGCAAGTCCACCCTTGTCAAGGTAACTAAATGCCACTGTGACACCTTGCGCCAAAGCGACGGTGGTCGGATTCATGTGGGTACGGATTGCTGCATCAAGTGAAGCATCTGCCATGCAATCAAACGTGGCGCTCCGCTGGATGCGGCCAGGCATTCGCTTTTCGGCAAAGTCTGCAAGACTGGTCGAGTCAAGGGACGAGCGCGAGTGGCTAAACGTCACATTCTTTGCGAGGTATGTAGCGGCGCCTGCACTTTGAAAGTTGAGCGTAAGCGCTCCGCCGTATCCGGGAGTAATTGCCATTACGTGGTCTCCTGTACAAGTAGTTCAAGTTGGATATTGCCGATGCGCTCCGCATCGGTCTTGCCGTCATCAATTGATTCGGTGCTCATGGTCACGCTAAACGCGGACAGCACTAGCACACAGTCGTAAGTGGTGTCTGTAATTGGAGACATAAATGTGACCCGAACATCGTCCACTAGTCCAAGGCACTGGTCGACCGTATCGGCAATCGCTTCGACCTGAACTGTCAATGTCCAATGGCACAAGGTGGGGATGCCGGAAGTGACCACATCGACCGCGGCACTGGTAATCTCGTATACGAAACATGGTGTCGCTACGCCTGCTTGGCGCACGCCGCAGAAGGTGTCGGCGTTGGCTTCCAACGCAAACTGAATAGCGCGTTGGATATTACTTAGGGACACTGGTATTCCCCATTCCGAGGATCTTGCGAGCCTCAATGAGAATCTCTGTGCTGATCGCTTGCATGATCCTTGCTACGTTTGCCTTGCCCCACATCTCGCCGTAGTGGTTGCCGGGGATTATGCGGCCAGAATTCTTGTGCACGAATCCGTTCTCTTTCCACGGGTAGACAAATTGCTTTCCACCAGCACGAGCCCCGCCCTTCTTGCCAAGTTGAACGCCGAGCTCAGCGCGTATGGGTGCGCCTGCTCCGCCCATTCGCTTGGGGGAACTCACGCGGGTAGCGGATGCGATGCCCTTGCGATGGATCTTCTTGCCGCTGCGGATGTATGGCGCGTTAAGTAGAACGGCTTTTAAATTCGGCACAAACGGCTTGAAGCCTTTGCGAATTGCCTTTTTGCGCACTGCCTCGTTGAGCGCTGGCGAAAGCCGCGCCAGCGTGGCGGTGACTTCCTTCGTGTCAATGGTGATCTTAACGGGGTTCATTCCGTCACCTCCACCGCATTGATCTCAAGGCGCCGGCGCTTCTGATCGCGATCCCAGCAGCCCTTGATAAAGAACGTGCGCGTAGTGCCGTTGTCAACAAGCAGTAGCCGGGATCGTGTTGTTACGGATGGATGCCAAGCAGCGAGGATGCGCCAATCCGTGCGCACGCTTGAGCCGCCGTCATCCATTGTCTCTTCGGTGTTCGCGTTCTCAATGTAAACCGGGATTGTCGCAAAGGAGAGCCAAGACTCGGAAGCCTGGCAAAACGCGTCGAGCGTGGCTACCGGATTCTGCGCCGTCATAACGAGGCGCATCATTCCCGATGGAACGTGCCCGGCCATTTACCCTATTCCTTTGCCCATCATTGAGGTCACCCTGTCCCAATAGGTCGAGTCCAGTGCTACCGTGTCATCGCCGCGGCTTGCCACATGGTGCGCCACGCGCTGGAGTAGCGCCATCTCGAGCAGCGGGTTCAGCGCTGCGTTACCTGCTGTTACGGTCAGCGTGACCGGGTAGGTCAGGTTGTCGATGTCCATATCGACGTAGACCAAGCCATTGATTTGGATCTTCGCGCACGTGCCAGTAAGCGGCACCGTCGTGCTGTCGCTGTAGGTGGCCGTGGTGCCTGCTAGATCGCCTTGGCGCTCCAAACGGAGGTACAGACCGCCGTAGATCGTCACGGGCGCCTGAGGCACCCACTGCGTTCTAACAACCGATTCAATGCACCACCCAGTGCGCTCCTCGAGTTCCCGAACGGCGGCAGACCAGGCGATCTGAATCGCCGGATCATCCTCCGTGTGAGGGATGCGGGCCCAACTGCGGAACTTGGCGATATCTAGAGCCATAAAACCTCGCTACGGGCGGGTGGAGCCGAAGCCCCACCCACCCGGAGGATGAGAGGTGAATTTAAGCGTTCGTAACTTGCAACTGCACCAGCGCATTGACGCGGGTGAAGTCGGAGTTGGCGAACATCATGCCCTGGTAACGGATGCGGCCAGTACCACTCAGGCTGTACTCGTCGCGGGTCACTGACATCGTTCCCCACTCGCGCATGGCGAATGCTTCACTGATGTTGCCGAGGCAAGCCAAGACGTTTTTATTAGTGGCACCGGATGCGTGCGCTGGCAGATACTCAGTCACGTAGACGGGCAAGCCCATCAGGGTGAACGGAGCAGCATTGACCAAGGCAGCATCAGCAGACGGAACAAAGATTGGAACGCCGTTGACCAGGATCCCCGCGATCGCTGCGTAGACATCCTGCGGCAAGATCCAGGCAGCAGATCCCCAATACGCGGCAGGCAACTTCGTGTAGCGCATTTCGGACAACTTTGCGACAGTTACACCAGCGGTGATTGCTGCTGCGCGAGTCGTTGAAGCGCTCGTTGCGGTTGTGATGTTAATACCCGTTGTGGAGTTAACGCTAAAGATGCCCTTCGGCGAGTTGGTGCCAGTTCCTCCGATGTAGCCCCACTCAAGGTTCTTCGACAACTGAACCTGCAAGTGCGAGAGCACTTCCTGTTCCACGGGGAATCCAGGGTCAGACTGTGCAATGAGTTGATGAGAGACTTCGGTCTTTGGCAAGCAAAGAACCGGAGCAAGCGCCACTTCGGTGAACAGAGGATCAGCAGCAGTTGCGCTCACACTTCCCGTATCAGGCGCAGTCCATGCAGCGGTGTAGTCAGCGGTCTTGAGCGTGCTGTAGCGCAATGCCTGGTAGCCCTGAACTCCTGTGCGCAGGTCGCCAAGATTGCGAATGATCGACTGAGCGGATAGGTACTTGAGCACCGCGTCTTGATACAACTTAGGTATGAGGATTGAACTCGAAGCGGTTGAGATCAGTTCACGCTGTTCAGGCATCGCACCAGTGCGCATGTAGTTCGCGAACTGCATCTCGTACTTCTTGCTATCGCGATACTCAAGCGAGCGCTCTTCGGTCTTCTTGACCATGTTCTCAACAGCGCTCGATGACGCGAAACGCTCGCGCAGTTGCGCGGAACGGATCTCGGCTTCGACCTTGGTAAGTTCGTTGGCGACTTCGTGGCCGCGGGCCTCGACTTCGACGGACATGGTGTCCTGGGCGAGAATGGAATCGCGCTCAGCAGTGAGCGCCTTACGGCTTTCAAAGAGTTCGGACAGTTTCATGATGGCATCCTTAGTCGCAGACGAAGTCGGGCTAAGCCCGATTGAAAATGACGGGCCTCGGCGAGCGTCTGCGGATACGCGCCTTCGGAAACGATGGAAATTTCGCGCAGGGAAATTTTTTGCAGTGTGCGAGTGTTGCCGCTCCACGAGTCGGCAATCACCTGAAATCCAAAAGACATCTCTGACAACACCCCGGCCGTCACCAAAGATCGGACGTCCTGTGCACGTTGATTGTTTGGTGGCAAAGTCACCTCGAATGCGAGGCCGTGATCGTCGCTGCGCAGTTGCAGCAATCCGCTCTTCGTGTTCGCAAGCAAGTCGCGCGTGTCGTGACCGACAAGGAGCGAGATGTTGCTACCGAGTGACGAATCAAACGCACCGCGCTGGACGCGCTCGGTGAATGGCTTGCCGCCATTGATGCCGCGAATGGTCAGCGGGTGGCTCGGTGCGTCATAGACCGAGGCGTAACCGCCGATCTTGTCGCCTGTCATGGCTAATTTCGTAGTCCGGATTTCAAGCATTGGTGTCCTCGTTGCTGCCGTCCGGCGCGTCTTGATTTGCTTGAGCACCAGGCATGGACACGCTCGGCATGTCGAGGCCCTCGATCTCGGGCAAGCCCATCCGTCGGCGTCCGTCGTTCGGCGAAAGAATCCCGGCCAGCACGAGTTTCGACAGAGCCATGCCAGCATCCCGCATGTTTCCTCGTAGCAGGATGTCGGTATCAAGCCGAGCGTGCTGACCGGGATTGCAGAGTTTGCGCGTGATCTCCGACTCCCACGCGTTAACCCATTGGGCAAGTGCGCCATCGACGTAGGCGCGTGCTGTTTCAGATTGGGAAGAAAGAGCGCCGCCGCCCTGCTGGTAAAGCATTTCGGGAGGCACACCAAACGCGCGTGCAATCTCCTGCACGCTGAACTTGCGGCTTTCGATGTTGCTCGTCGTTGTCTCTTGACTGATCTTCTCAGCCTTCATGCCCTCGCGCAGAATCAGTGGGCGCGATGCGCCGTCTGCCGTTGCGTGCATGGTTTGCCATGCGTCGCGGATGGCTTGCACCGTCTGATCGGACATGGCGCCGGGGTGAGAGATGGCAACCTTGCCCGATGACCCAGTTTTAATCAGCGAACGATGCGCTGCTTCTTGGTCTGCGGCTAAATCCATGGCAGCGCGAGCGGCGTCCATTGGGCCCACAAACCACCCTGGTTGATTCACATTTGGGTAGCAACCGAGGTGCAAAACCTGATCACTGGACAGCGTTGCACCACCAATTCGGTACACCAAACCGTCTTCCGTGATCTCTGCTTGCGCGGCGCCGATCGGCATCGGCTGTAGTTCTGCTACTTCGCCTGTGCTGTCGCGGCGGATCAAGGCAAGACCGTTGCCACCTTCGAGCGCACACGCCGTGATGTAGCGCCGGAACTCGTAGCCCGATTGCCAGCGTGACGCTTCGCGCGTCATCAGTTGCGTGATTGGTGAGTCGACCTCGTTGCCGCTCGCGTCAATGATCGAGAACGGGAGCCGCGCTAGGTCTGCGCTGATGAGTTGGGTAGCACGCACCACCGCTGGCAGCGAATTAATCGCAGGGGTAGCAAGTGGCTCCGGTCGTGCGTAGACGACGGTCGCTGAACGGAAGCCCATGAAGCGTGCGAATAGACTCACACCCGCATGGAACGAATGTGCCTCAGGATGTCAACACGGATTTCTAAACTTCCACTCTTAACCAATCGGACAAGCACTCGTGCTCAGTCCGGTTGACTCGCGCACCTGGTGATGCTCCATCAAGAGCGCTGCCATGTTGCCACTCACGATGACGTCCATGTTGCCCTTGCCGCCGCGCCCCTTTACCGGCCGGATGTTGCCAACATTGTCTGAAATCAGGGTAATTTGGTTGAGTCCGGACACCAAAACGGGGTCGGTTGTGTAGGTCAATTGCCTACTTTTGAGGAGATCTGCCCAGCACTTCCAGGCGGGAGCCATCGTCCGGATGGACTGATCTACGGTCACAATGGGCCATCCGCGATCAATCCATCGCTTGATGTCACGCGCTTGCGCCGGATGCGGGTCGACTCCGATCTTGCGGACGTCGTAGGTGGCGATCATGTTCTCCAACTCCGCTTCCACCACGCTCATGTCTTGCCATTCACCAGGCATACGCCGCAAGTGCCCTGCTTGAATCCATTGTTGCAACGGGTTCTTGCACTTCTTCTCATCGAGCGCAATGTCTACGCCTGCCCACCAGCACACGTTGCGACCGCGGATCATCTTGCCATCGACCACCATCAAGGTGAGCGCAGTAAGGTCGAGCTGCGGCCCGTAGCCACCGCGGCTCAGGTCAATCGCGATCACCGCGGGTTGACCGCGCAGGCGCGTCCAGTCGAC